CTTTAGCATTAGCGTTTACGGCAGTTTTGGATTGCTTAGTGCCTACTTCCATTTCTTGTAATTGTTTGCCACGAGACATTTGAACTCTCCGATTTTTCCTGTATTAAATCTATATTTATTTATAATTTAATAAATTACAATGAATTCAGAAACTCATTAAATAAACTCAACTTATAATCCTCAAGTATATTTTGATCTACTAAGGTATTAATTTTTCTATAAGTTTGCTCTGCGACCTTTTCCCGAAGAACTCCACCATCCCAAATCCACTCTTTACCTTCCATGATTCCCTGAACGAATGCATCAGGTGCAGATGGGTCGGCAACAATATCTGCTGCAGTAGCAAGCATAAAATCTTCACCTACTTCATTGAAACCTTCTCTAGTTTGTCTTAATGAACCAATACCACGAGAAGAAACCCCAAGACAAACACCTTCTTTAAGTAAAGATTCTGCAATCTTACCCATAGGAGTAGATAGGATTTGTGCCTTTCCGATAAAATTATTTCCTTCTCTTTGGAGTTCTACAATTTTATGAGAAACTCTATCAAGGTTCACAGTTGGGCCACAATTTCCTGTCCAGTAGGTGTATCCATTTTGTTCCACCATAAAATTGGTATTATCAACCTGAATACAATAGACATTATCGTTCCAATTTTCTTCTGTAATTTCAATGAAACGATTGTCTAAGTAAACTCCTTTTGTAGTTAAGAATCTGCAGAAATATAGAGGAGATTTATTTTCTGCTTTGATGACTCTTTCTGCAAAAACATAATCTTCTTCACAGACTTCCTCAAATAGACTTACACCAAAACCTGCAATTGTAGCAACTTGTGCAATATCATCAATGAGTTGTTTAGAAGTGCTAAATGCATCACAGCGAATAGATTTTTCATTTAATACTCCTCTACCATCACCAAGCACAAAGTATTCAATAAATGTTCTCGCGCTATCTGTATTAATGGATTCAATAAAATCGCGTGGAATGAACTTTTCATAGCAAGTTCCAAATTGATGCAGATATTCCCCAAGTCTTCTATCATAACAAGACCAAACAATCTTATTATCACATAATCCCTCATTCCAGGTTAAACCTTCCATAGAATGTAGAATCTCACCTATTCTCTTTGATTTTTCCCCTACTTTTTGGCAGATGCTTATATTGTAGCAACCTTTAGAAGTTTTGTAGCAACAACCTTCCGCTAGATAAATTCCAAGAAAAGCAGCAAATGTATTAAATTCAATATTTAAATCTTCTAGGTATTTTTCTGTTTTTTCATTGATTACTTTTAATGTATCAGATTTTGGTATTATATAATATTCTGGCGATTCTTTTTCTAAACCAAGTGAATACTTTGGAATAAACCACTTTTTATACTTATTTTCTCCATTGAGATCATCGAAGATTTCTTGTGCAGTTATATATTTGTAATCTTTACCGTTTCTACCGTTGATGATTAAAAATCTATGATCTGGTGTTACTTTTGTGTGAATACCTCTATTTTTTATGGTATACATCACACCATTATGATGATTGATTACAACTTTGTTGATTGGTTGTATTTCTATTTCCTTTGTTTCTGGGTTTAGTGTATATACAAGTTCTTCTTCTTCACAATTCTGAATGTGTTTCCAACCAGATTTTGTGGTGAGTAGTCTTGCATCACCACTGAGGCAAGGATGTCCAAGTTCTCCTAAAGCACGTCCTTTCTGAATGTATTGCTCATTATAACGCTTTACTTCACGTTCCATCACAGGCATACGGTACATTCTACCGTTTCTGTTTACTTGCTCTGCTTGTAGAAAAATTCCTTTAATAAAAAGGTTTTTCTTACCATTTACATTTTCGGTAAGAACTTCTACTTTTTCTACTTCTTCTCTAATTAGTTTCATTGCTTTAGTTGGTAAGTCCTACTTTTGCCGCTTTAATTGCTGGAGATGACCAAATAACATCTGTTGAATACTTTTCCAAAAATTCAACACTATTGGGAGGCATACTAAAATATGATGTTGTTGCTGCCCCCACGATTGTTGAAACGCCAACAGTTGCAACTCCACTAGTATTATTGTGAAGTCTCACACAAGTTGCATTTCCAATACTAGTTGCCGCTCCAGCAGAAGTTGCTGTAGTCACCTCAGTTTCAATTATTTTTGTCCTCTGCATTTCTATTGTATAATACTTAATAGTTATTTATTATATCTATCAATCTTCAGATTCATCATAAGTTTCTGAAGTATCAAAAGGATTTTCTCCAAATAAACTATTTGCTACTGCTGGTCTAAATGAATCAATTCGTTCCGCTGATTTTGCGAAAAGAATATTTTTAATTTTATCGCTGATTTGAGACGGAGATTCATCAGCGATAATCATATCCATAAGTTCATCCATTTCTTTAACTCAAATTATAATCCCTTATATTTATATTGTTCCTCCTTTTGGCATTTTCATTGGTCCAGCATCAACCTCTGCTGCAGATGCATTTACATCAACAGACGAAGCATCAATTTCTGGTTCCGTTACTGGTTGTCCCAAATCCATTTGGGAATTCATGGGCATTCCTGTATTTGGGTCAACTGGAATATTTGGGTCTGGAATAATACCTTTTTCTATTTCTTTTTTAATTAAAGCATCTTCTTCAATAATTTCTTGGTCAGTTTGACGAAGAATTTTTCTTCTCAGGTAATCTTGTGAAAAATATTTTCCGACATATGGTTCAGCAGTCTGTACCATTGTTAACCTTTCATTAAGAAGTTCTGCTTCTTTAAGTTCGGCAAAATGATTATCATAAAGGAAGTCATATTGAATATGCTCTTCCATAACTTGCCAATCTTCTGGCGTAATAATATTTTTTAGTATAAGTTGAGTTTTAAGTATATCATTGAACATATATGAGAATCTTTTTCTCAAACGAGCAACGAATTTACTAAACTTGACTTCATCTCGAAGAATTTCTGAAGAACGACCCAAATTAAATCCGCCTTCCCCATCCATTCTTGACGGAGGAACATTAAGTGAACGATATAGTTTTTTCTTGAAGTATTCAATATCGGTGATTTCCCCAAGATTTTGACCACCAGGGAGTGTTGAGATTTCCGTTCCCCTACCACCTTCGCGGCGAGGAAGCCAGAAATCTTCCAGCATACTCATGAACTTTTTGTCATCTCTTATTTCACCTGTCGAGGCATCGTAAACTAACTTATTACGATAGCGCATCATAACATCGCGAAGATATTGCTCTGCTTTTACTTTGGGGAGATTTCCAACATCAATGTAGAATATTCTTCTTTCAGGGGCCCTAGAGTTATGCACTACAATTCCATTAGCAATAAAGTTATGCTTTTCGTGTTCAACTTCTATGTCATAAACTTCTTCTTCTGAATGATATTCAACTGACATAATTTTCTCAAATTTCGGCAATTCATATTCACTTAAGTATAGTTCATAACATTCTGTAGTTGGCATCATTCTTGGTTCTTTTTCTTCACCAATGACTCTCATACCACCTTCTCTAATTCTATGGCGAATATGACCAGAGCAAAGACCAATAGAAGTCCAAAGTTCTTTTATGTCTTCAATTAGTTGTTTATTACATAGAGAAATCTCACAAGAGAATCCACTAACTAAATCGCGGTAATGTCCATCAGCATCTAATAATCCAAGAATCATTTGTCTCTTGATTTCATCCGAAGCATTGAACACCCACTTTGGAACTCTTTTATTTTTTGCTCCTGGAATGTATCCAAGACTAATCAGAAGTTCAGAAGCAAGAGTATTATTTGTGATATAATTTGTATACTTTCTGGTTTTTGAATCATTTCTATTACAATTGCCAAAATAAGTTCTCATTAAGTTTGCATAATATAAATTCTGCTCTTCATCCTCACCTTCAGCAAAAACAACTCTATACTTATCAATAGAACCATCTCCGAGTAAAAATCCAAATAGTCGGGCAAACTCTGGAGTTACACATTCTGGCAAGTTCAATTCATTATTACAGAAACCGTAATATTTTTCTTCATATTCTAGATTATGTAAGTCAGTAAATTCGTTCTTTAATTTTTCTAGTACTGATGCTTCAATAAATTGACTACCATACAAGAAATTTCTAATTCTTGTTGCTTTTATATCTGTTTTTTCCGATAAAGTTTCTATGAATTTTTCCTTTCCTTCTAGTTTAAGAGAAGGCCAAAAATTCTTATCCTTAATACAATATGCCCTTTCCCTAACATCAGAGAATAAAACAACATCATTAGTTGATTCTGGCTTAATGTAAGTAAGTGAATGAACTTTTGGTTTTAGATCTTTAATTGGGATATACTTGACTTCATTTGTTGTGGAATCATATACAAGAACTGGGTGAGTATCAGTTCCTGTAATTTTATGATGTTTTGATTTAACAGTATATGTTTTCTTTGTTCCAGTCATCCATTTGTTGGTGACTTGAGTTTTTACCAATGTATCTAATTTATTATCATATGCGTAAACTGAATCACCAACATTCAGATCTTTGATGTATGAATAACCAGTATCAGTTTTTACTCTAGTATCTCCAATTAGACATAAGCGATATATAACCAAAGAATCCTCAATCATTCTCAACTGATTAAGAGACTTAATTGCTTTATGTAAGTATGATAAAGTTGATCCCTTATTTCTATCTACAAGACCCGATGTGCAATAAGTGATAGAATCTCTTGTCATTTTGATACCACCAGTTCCACCAAGAGCAGATGGATTGTTGGTTGGATAATTCATCTTTGGATTGTAGATGAAATATTCCTGAATTTTTGGAAACTCATAATCCATTGGATTATCACTATTCACATTAGCCAATCTAAAATTATCTTTATTTTTTACAGTCTGTTGCCGAATATAACGCATTTTCATTGCGTCAATATAACGAAGTTCTTGTATCCCTTCGTGTGGATTTTTTAAATCTATTACTTTGTGGTAGTACAATCTACCATCAATATACCAATTTCTATAAATTTCGTGAGACTTTCTATCAAAGTCAAGTAGTTCTAGGATATACTTAAATTCTTTTCTTATTTTGCTTTTAATACCATCACTGGCGTTCAAATTTGAAAGTTCAATTTGAACAGGACTATCATTTGTATCTGATACAATCGCTTCATTTACAATATCTTCAATAGCACTATCACACTCCGGATGAAGTGCCATTTCACGATATCTTTTAATTAGGTCAAACTCTGTTCTGTAGACACCTTCTATATCTACATATGAACCAAAAAAACCACTACTCAAATAATGGTCAACCCCGTCCTCGTTGTTGGGAGGAACGGGGGAAACTATATTTGGTGATGGTTGTTCGGTATTATCAATAGAAAAACCAAAAAGTTTAGACATAATTTATTTTTAACGGTATGATATATTTATCAGATAATTTCAGCTCCAGTAGCATCAGAAGTATTATCGGAACCTTTACCTGCAGACCAGTATTGGACTTGGAATTCTACGGTATATTCCTCAATAGTATCTGGACTATCATAAGAAAGATCAATTGCACTAATATTAGTTGGGAAAATATCGTAAAACTTATAACTTCTCAGAGGTTGAATTCCAGAACCATTCAATGCTGTGGAATTATTAGTTGAGTTTACAGTTCCAGCACCCCTTCCAAGTTGATGTACATAAGCATCAGTCATATAAGAAGATGGGTTTGTAGAACCAGTATTGTTTTCTAATTTACTGATAGTATTCATCCATCTTTCAAATGCAGTTCTGAGTTTGAAATCCTCATCATTGATAATAGTGACAGTCCACGGATCAAAGGTTCTATCGCCAGCAACTTGTAAAACGCGACCTCTGAATGGAACGCCAATTGGAGCGATATTTGATGCAGGTAAGTTGGCAGTCTTGCATAAGAATTTAAAAGTTTCTGCTTCTTGTCCAGCTCCAGTATTCCAGAAGCTTTGTAGTTCTGATGGGAAGTTGGGAATCTCAACTTCAAATAGATTGGGCCTTGCGCCGCCACCAGATAGTCTTTCTTTGAATCCTGTAATTGTTCTGAGTGTAGACATTGTTTAAGTCCTCCTTTTGTTGTTTTATGTTATAATCAAACTCTACCGGCTACTTCTTCAAAAGAAATACCAGTTCTAGTGGCAACAAAGGTGAGAGTGACATAATTGATTGATCTAGTTGGCTTCAGGAAAATGTCGGCTCTGAATTCATTATTATCAATTACATCTGGAGTATTATTTGTGCTATCACAAACAACTAAGAAGTCATAAACTCCATTCTTTGCCTGTACATCTCTTAGATATGGCTCAACGATATTAACAAAGTTTGCTCTAGTTGTTTGATTGTTGAGTTCAAACAGTTGAGCTTCGGCGGATCTCTTCAGTGCTTGTTCCACAGTGAGGAACAATCTACGAACATTGATTCTATCGAACGCAGAAGCATAAGAAAGAGCAGTTTTATCACCAAAGAGAATAATCCCAGTTCCTGGTTGATTGATTACTGGATTCACTCTTGCTTTGTAGAGTAGATCTCTTTGTGCTTTATTTGGGTTGTATGCTAGTTTGATGGCATTATTGAGAACACCTCTTTGCTGTCCAGCAGGAGAGAACCAAGGATATGCAGTAACATTAGTTCTGGCCATCAGACCAGCAATGTCTGCATTACATGGAATGTATCTGAATAGATTGTTAAATCTATCATAGGTATACTTATATCCACTATCGAAGAATGCATACGAAGAAGACCCTACTATACCATCCCCAGATCCAAAGAAGTCAATAATGTTATTAGTTTGTGTAGTTGTATTTGTTATGTTGACTACAGCAGCTCTATGTGGGGAGATTACGGCAATACAATCTTTTCTATTTTCTGCGATTGAAACTAGTCTATTTGCTTTTGCTTGTGACTCTTCTTTTGTATCAAGACCAGGACCACAAATTAGATAATCAACTTCAATTTCATCTGGGTTTGAGAATAGATCATATCCTGCTGTCAATGCGCCTAGAGTAGCCTTAGCACCACTGCCTGTGTAATCGGCACCATCAGATAGTTCAAAAGTTACATTTCCGATTGCATTGAATGTAGTTCCTTGTGCTGATTGGCTCCAACCACCATCAGTAACACTTACTGGAGTAAATGATTCTGATGCAACACCGGAATAAGTAGTGAATCCAGTCGCGACTGGAGTTACGCCATTTAGAGTGTCGGCAGAAGTGTAATAATTGGTTCCGGAATAAACATAATTTGAGTAAGTAGCTAGATAGTTCTTATACCAGTTCTTTTGTGGGGAATTGACTCCGGAAACAGAATCAGTTGCCTTGGAAACAAAAGTGTGTTTCTCAAGAATATTTCCTTGTACTCCAGTTATAGATCCAGTGTCATCAATGATTACAATATTTAATGCGTCATTCTTTGCATTTCTTGTTGTGGCATATTGGTTTGTTACTGGTTTTGGTGCAATAGATCTCCAGAAGATGCTAGAATTTGTTAGAGCGATCTGCTGTTGATCATACCAATCTGAAGTAGATGCTACTGGAGTTGCACTTCCAGTGGTCACACCAGAATTGTTTACAAAATATAGGGTATCTCCAGATTTAATTTCTCCGGATCTAGATCCTTCTGAATAATTAATTGGTGTTTCTTCTCCACCAATTGTTACTAATCTAGAGAATGTAACTGCGGCTCCAGATGAAATCGAAGCACTTATTGTACTAGCCAAAGAAACAGAAGTTGAACCAATAGAAGAAATGACTAGATTGTTGAGACCCGGAGCGGTTAAAGTATCTAAGGTGTTCAGACCAGATGTACTTGAAACATAAACAATAGTAGTTCCAATGCCTGCAGTGAGTGACGCAGTTGTTTGTAGTGTGGTATTATACTGGGTAGATGCAGAAGATACTCTAGAAACAATCTTTACATCAATAGTACTATTTCCATTTGTTACATCTGTGGCAACACCAGTTATAATTCCTTTCAAATATCCATTGAATACTGAGGTAACACCATTCCCAGCCAATACTTCATTGTTCAGAGAAATAGTAACACCATATCCAATTTGGGCACCAATATTTGTTAAGTTGGTAGTATTGATTCCGATAATCTGATCGGCTTTGTCGTCAATGACACATACCTTCAGTTTATTAGCCCAGGTTCCTGGAGTCTTTGCTGCAAAGTGATATTCACCAGTTTCTTGATTGTTGTAATCGTCAAAGTTTTTAATATCTACTGTGGCAGTAGTATTATAGCCAACTCGCGCATTCTTAAGATTATCGTCGTCAACTCTTACTACCTTAAGAATTCCGCCATAAGATAGATATGAAGATGCACTCATCCAGTACTCATATTGAGAATCAGTGGATAGTGGCTTACCAAAAGTATTGATTAACTCTTGTTCTGTTGTGATATCAACAGGTTCTTCTACAGGACCAATCGCGAATGGACCAGCAATAGCTCCAATGTTGTCTAGAACATTATCAGCTCTCCCTACAGTTAAATCAACCTCTCTGACGAGTACGCCTGGAGATAATTGAGG